AAAACACCTAGGTGTTGACCTAAAGGTCCTTGAGCTGGTGAGTTTCCGGTTCGAGTCACTTAGGACCCGATGCCCGGCAAAACCGTCTAGTCCCATTATGGGTGTAAGAGACAGTGCTCTCGGCCGAAGCCTTGAGCCAAGTCCCCCACATGGGCCATCTCCTTCGGGAGTGGGTCTAGCGGCGGTTAGGGCATTGAAGCCTTACACGAAACCTCCTAAAGAAGGTAGTCGTGTACCTGGTGAGAAGAATTCCAGTTCCTTACGGATGGATAGTATTCCCACTTCACCCTCAACCTCATAATTGGGGTCGAGGTAGATTTCGACATACCGCGGTGCTCTTGAGAGCGCCAGCGGGTTTCGATACGACTTTATCGAGTCATAAATGAACTCGAGGTCATAGTCAGGCTCCACCTCATTAGAGGCGCAAGCTATGGCTAAATCAGCCTGGAAGGCGATATCTCGCTCTTCCCAGCTGGAGGGTTTAAAACCCCTTGTAGGGGCCGCACTCATTAACTCTTTCTGAGTCGTGGCGCGTGCAAGTTTTCTTTTAAAAGAAGACTTGTTCTCAAACCCTAGTCGGTTGACCGCGTTTAAGACGTGGCGATAACCGAGATTATCCCGAAGTTTGTAGCGCTTACGCGCTTCTTCCATTGCGATCTTTTCAGACACGCCGGGATAAAAGTCGAAGAGGGCATCAATAATGATGTCCACTCCGTCATCGAGTCGTATGCCTCTGGCATAGCGATCACTCGAGAACTTGCAAAGCGCTCTAGCGCCTAGCGAGTCCAAAGGCTGCCCACGCATAACGTGGTTTAGCAGCCTCAAGTGATTCTGGCTTAGTTCCAGAACCACGTTGTCCACGTCCCAGGCCTGAAGCCTGGGAGGTGTCATTCCGAGCCCTCCAAGAGAGTTCGGAAGTTCCACTTGGCGTCTTACGAGGCCATTAGGAAGCAGGGGGAGATACTTACGCATCCTCCCCTGAAACCGGCGTTGGCAGATCACGCTTAACGTGTTCTCCCATCCCGGTGGAGCCCAGTCGAGTACTTTGTACAACTGACGGGCTTTACCGATTGAAGGATTGGTTTCAGCCTCCTTCTCTCGGTCTTTCATTTCGGGCGACAAAAGCCGCACCTTAATGGAATCTACGAGGATATGCTCATCATAACTGATGGGCTCCCTCGAAACGAGTTTGGTCTTCTCCGTACGGAGTGAGACCCGCTCGCAGTAGTACCCGCCCAATTGGGCGGAGTAGTGTTTACCATCAGACAGAACCATTTGGTTCTTTAGATGGTTTGCTCCTATTCCCGTGAGATATTCAACGGGACCAATGGCCATATGGTCATCGCCTGCGCAACTAAAGTGGCGCCAGGGTAGGAGTATAGGATTCGGCTCAGCCAAATCCTCGAGGGTTACTTCTCTTCCGAGTTGAAAGGCTAAAGCCGCTTCTTCCTCGGCCACAAGATTGTGGAGAGTTAGTACACCCTTACATCCAGGGTCGGCCATAAGGACGCCCCTGGAGGTTAGATTCTCATCGCCGAATAATCGGCGATCTTCCTCCTCTTCAGAGGAGGTGAGATCTAGGAAATGCA